TTAGTTCACAAGTACGAGTAGTAAATTTTCTATATTTACCTGTTTTTACTTGATAACCATCAACCCATTTGTACTCTGGATAATACTCGTCTTTTGGTATTCTTTTGTTACATTGCCAATTGCTGTGACAGTCTACACCTTGATTTCTTACGTAACCGCTTTTGAATGAAGCGTACTCAAGGTATTTACCTTTTGCATCTGATAGTATTGGTAATCGCCACACTATTGTACCATTTTTATGTTGTTTTTCTGTTGTAACATCTTGAATACCAAGTAGTTGCATATTGTTATATACTTTCATGTATCTGTCATCGCCAGCATACTTCCATTTATTATTTTCTCTCATAAGTTATTATTGTTTTTATAGTTGACAAGTCAACGCCTACTTCTTCTAAAAACTCTTTATCTATATCAGACAAGTAATTAGTTTCTGACTCTAAATATTGTATTGAGTTGTCATTAAAAGTTATTTCGTGCTCGTATTTCATATTATTTTAATCTAATCCATCATAGTTGCCAGTTAGTATACCAGCTTCTTTGTCAATTTTTTGCATTGCTATTACAGCTTTGCTATGTATTTTATTTGCTTCTTCACGTTTATCTGCTTCGGCAAACCACTTGTCTGCATATTGTAGAGCTTTTGTTATAGTTGGCTCGTACACACAACAGTAATTACAGTAGTGGTCGCGCAGTTCTACGCAGTAGCTTTCGCCTGCTTTTGTTATTGTTACTCGATATTTATTCTGCGACATAGGTGAAGCCTTTATAGTTAAACCATTCAGTAATAAAAGAATTACCGTCAGTGTCAGTTAAACCGAATTTAGTGTCGGCGAGTTGACAAATAGTGTATGGTTTATAAGTTGTATTATTTAGTTTAATTTTATTGTTTTTAAGGAATTTTATTTTGTTCATAACGTAATTTTATTATATTATCTTACTCTAGTTGTTTTTATTTTGTAAAAATCATTATTAATATTACTAATAATATTATTACTTCTGCTGTATAATTATCTGCTACTTTACGCATAGTGTACATCTTTAAACATCCATTCGTAACATGCCATTTTTGACTTGTGTGAGAATACTATTTGATTACTTGTTTTTGCTTGAACTATCCATAGTCCACCTACTTTTCTTACTATCATATTACTTATTATTTTTTATGAAATTATTTATTATTGTTTCTAATTTGTTTACTTGACTGTAACATATATCACCTGTTTTTAAATCGTAGTCTTTTACTATTTCACTCCAGTTTATATATTCTAATGTTGGTTTATAATTTTCTTTTCTAAACCTTTTCTTATTTTCAATTTGTTGATTTACTTGCATATTTATTAATTTTGTAGTAGCGTGTGAATCGAACACACCTCGGCACCATGACTACTGATACTTGTTCGTATTATTTATAGTTGCTAAACAAGTGGAACTACAACATTTGTTATTATTTAGTTAGTTGTTTTATAAATTCTTTTAATATTATTTCTTGTTCTTCAACTGAACAGGTGGTAAAACCAAATTCAGAGTATAATTTAAAAGCTAATTTGTCTAATTTTTTTACTAACATATTATTTATTTTTATTATTTATTTTATTATATTATCCAGTTTAGTTTGTATTTATTTTGTAATAAAGTTAGTATATTTCTATACTAACTCTATATTTCTAACTGACATTGGAATATTGTTAGTTGCAGTATAACTTTTGTACTTAGTCCAACATGGTAAAGTTTCTAGTTTTGACTTCATAACTTCGTATACTTTATCGTGATTATAAGTTATTGTGTCACCTTTTTTGTTAGTAAATTCTATTACTTGATTTTTACCGATTAGAGATTTTCTTACTACAAATCTTTTTGATTTTATTATATTCATTTTAATTAATTTTAGTTAAACATTATTTACATTTATATTATCTTTTGAGTGTCGTATTTACATTGTAAAAGTATATACATTGTTTACTTATAAATTTTAGTTAGTATATATTCCGCGACTTCTCTCATTTTGTAATTATTTATATTTTATTTACATTTATATTATCTACACACATATGTATTTAGTTTGTAAAAAAAATAGTCATTATAAAAATATATAAAAATGTAAAAAATTTGAAATATTATGTTTAAACGAGGGGGGCCCCGGCTAAACGTAAACGGTTTTGTAAATGATTGATAATCAATAAGATAGGGGGTAACACTATACCCCTATATTTATAATGCTTTTTTTGTGACATTAGCCTATAAAATATACTTAGTAACTACCTAGTGTCACACTTTTAACTTTTTGCTTTACTATGTAATAATATAGCTATGGCACAGAAACTATCAAAGAAAGCAAAGGCATCTAAAAAAAGAAGAGATCTAAAGGCTGCAAACTCTCGCAGGCGTGAAAAGATGCGTGCCGAAAACCAGAGAAAGCGTAGAGCAGCTAAAAAAGCAGGTAAAAACATAAAAGGTAAAGATTACGATCACAAAGATAGAAAGTTTAAATCTGTAAAGAAAAACCGTGGAAATGACGGTAAAGGAACTAAAAAAGAAAAGAAAAGATAGGGAGACACCCTAGACCAAGTCAATATTAACCAAAAACAAAAACCAAAATGACTTATTTATACTACAAGACCAGTACATTAACTACTGGCAACCAAAAACCGAGTAATGAAACAATTGAGCAATGGAAACACTTAGCTGCTAAAAGCAACTGGAGAATAGTACAACTGCCAAATGGATATTACCAAACAGAGTGCAAACATGTAAAAGATGATACATGGCACGACGTAACTAGAAGAGAAACCATAGAAGGTGCAGAAGCAGCAATTGACGGAAGCATCGACCACTTCTCAAAAAAGTTAGAGGCATCAAAAGGCCCAAAGGTTGTAAAAACTTTTGAATAATCAATAACTAATAAAATCAAATTAAATTTAATATGGAATATAACAACCCTAGCGAAATCGTTAAGTCGTTAGACTTTGGCGATAATGCTAAGAATAAAGTAATTGCTGGTGTGGAAAAGCTAGCTAAAGCCGTAAAGTCCACGTTAGGCGCTTCTGGTAAGTGCGTAGTTTACGAAGATGGACGCGGCAAACCGGTCATAACAAAAGATGGTGTAACCGTGGCGCAAAGCGTAGTCTTATATGATCCGGTTGAAAACATAGGTGCAACTTTAATTAAAGAAGCTGCGCAAAATACAGTGAGAGAAGCAGGTGACGGTACTACTACAGCTACCGTCCTTGCTGAATCACTAATAAAAACTATAAATAGTGACACTTACAAAGACGTTTCTATAAGAGAAATTAAACAAGGTCTTAATTCTGGACTAGAAAAAGTCAATAATTACTTAAATAGTGTTAAAATAGACGTTAAAGATGATCTTTTGAACGCTGTAAGCACAATATCTTGTAATAATGATGCAGAACTTGGCAAAATTATAGCAGAAGCATACTCAAAAGTTGGTAAAAATGGCGTAGTTTTTATGGAAGAGAGCGAAACTAACGAAACTTATGTAGATGTTGTTGAAGGTGTGCAGTTAGATGTTGGTTTAACGTCGCCACATTGGGTAACAAACACAGAAAAACATAAATGTGAGCTAGATAATCCACATGTATTAATAGTTTACAGTGAAATACCAAATATAAGACGTATACAAAACGTTTTAGAGCATGTTATAAAGAAAAACAGATCTTTATTAATAGTAGCGCCAGTTGCTCAGCAGGTAAAAGCAGCTTTATTAACAAACAAAGTTAAAGGTAATATAAAAGTTAATGTAGTTGACTTACCAGGCTTTGGTCCTACTAAAAGAAATACATGTGAGGATTTAGCTGTATTAACAGGTGCAACAGTAATAGATGAACAACTTGGTGATGATTTAGATCTTATATCACCAGAACACTTAGGCGAAGCCGCTTTGTCTGTTACAGAAGAAAAAACAACAGTAATAACTACAATAGATGATGTTCAACAGGCTTTACCCGAAAGAATCAAACACGTATCAAAACTCATTTCTAACGAAAAAAATGGTTTCATTAAGAAAAAACTGGAACAAAGACTGTCTATGTTATCGGGTAGTGTTGGAATCATCAAAGTGGGTGCTAATTCTAAAGTAGAATTAAAAGAAAAGAAAGATCGTGTCGAAGACGCTATATACGCTACTAAAGCTGCTTTGAAAGAAGGTATAGTGTCAGGTGGTGGTGTAGCTTTGTTAGATGCTTCTACAAAAATCACCGCTGACGCGGTGGGTGAAGAAATATTATTAAAATCTATAGTTTCACCTTACATAACAATATTAGACAATGCTGGTATTGAAAGACCTAATATGGTTAACACACAAGGCAAAGGTGTTGATGTTGTAACTGGTGAAAAAGTTAATATGATTGAATGTGGTATTATAGATCCGGTTTTGGTTACAAAATCGGCGCTCAAAAATGCAGTGAGTGTGGTATCAACTATTGTTTCTGCAGATTGTGTAATTTCAAATATGAGACTAGATGAGAGCGATAAATAATTTTGTAATAGTTGACAAGCTAAAAGAAGAAAGAAAAACTGAGTCTGGCTTGTTATTAACAGAAAATACAGACACTGACAATAGGTACTTAAGAGCAAAGGTTATATCTTGTGGAAACCTTGTAGAGGGTTTAAGTGAAGGAGATATTGTAAGATATGACAAACATGCTGGTTTTGGCATAGATCATAAAGATCAAATGTATTATGTAATAACTGTAAGAGATGTTGTTGTAGTTGAATGAGACTAACAGCGCAAGATCTTAGAGATATTAATCTTTTAAAATATTACAGGCTTGTACGTAAATGGGCTTGTAAAACTTATAATTTAAAAGATGCAGACTTAGAGTTGTTAATATACCTTGATTGTAAAGGTAGATTTACACGTAAAGAGTTTATCGACGGTACGTATACGTATTCGTGGGATAAAAACAGGTGGGAGAGATTGAGAAGAGACGGTTGGATTGAAACATGGAGACATCGTAATAGAACTACTATTAAATACTCTGTTTTTAAAACATCGTTTAAATGTTCTCAACTCATTAGCAGATTGTATAGAATACTTCTGGCAGAAGAAGATTTACCTTTTTCAGAAAGAAGTGTATTTTTTAATAACCGATCATATACTGATAAAGTTTACAACAAAGCTATTGATGATATGATTAAAGACAAAAACAGATAAAATTATGCCATACGCAAAAGGAAAAAAGTCCAAAACAAAAAGTGGAGGAATGAAAAGCAAAATGATGAAAAAGAAAAAGAAGAAAAAATAAATGATAAATAAACTATTATCTGCAGGTGCAGCTAATCTTGTTAATAGCGTGGGTGGGGTTTTAGATAACCTCACCACGACTAAACAAGAAAAACTCGAAGCACAGGCTAAAATAAAAGATATGATAATGGGTTATGAAGCTGAAATGCAAAAGCAAATAACTCAAAGGTGGAAAATGGACATGCAGTCTGACTCGTGGCTTAGTAAAAATATAAGACCGCTAGTATTAGTGTTTTTAGTAGTAGCAACTGTATTACTAATATTTATTGATGCTGGTGTTTTAAGTTTTCAAGTACAAGACAAATGGACTGATTTATTACAATTAGTATTAATAACTGTGATCGGTGCTTACTTTGGCGGTCGATCTCTTGAAAAAGTAAAAAAATAAATGGCTAGAATAGGAACTTATGCTGTAGACTCTACTCCAGAGAATACAGATAAAATGCTTGGTAGTTCACCAACTGGAGAAGTAAAGAATTTTACACTAGGTGATATTGCTACGCATTATTCCTTTACTGGCGCTATAGGTATAAGTGGTCAAATACCATATAGATATTTTAACAATGCTTACAGTGGTTCTAGACCTTCTGGTAGTATAACAATAAATACACCTAACACTAACTTTCCTTTCTCATCTGTAACTACTATAAAGTTAAGCAAGTTTAAACATGGTGGTAATAACACACTACAAAACTTTTACACAGAGTTTGTAGATAAAGAAATTTTAATAGCTGATATTAAAAACACTAATAATTATGGTGTTTATACATGCACAGCTGTTGTACAAGATAGCTCAGAAACAGATTTTTTTGATTTAACACTTATATACAAAAGTGGCAATGGAAATCTTATTAATGAGTTTAATTATATGGTAGTCCTTTTCGCTGGCGCTCAAGATAAGGATTTTACTTTTTTACAAAATACTGGCGCCGCGACGTGGACGATCGCACATAACCTTAACAAGTTTCCTTCAGTAATGATAACTACTGCTGCTGGTGAACAGGTACAAGCTGATATTTCACATACAGATAAAAACAATTTAACAATATCATTTTCTGGAGCAGTTTCAGGATTTGCATATTTAAACTAACTAACAAAAATAAAAAACAATGCCTAAATTTTTAAATCATTTAAATCTCAATGGTAATCAGCTTAAAAATGCAAAGCTTGAGATCACAGACTCTCCATTAGCGGAAGAGGGTGTAATACATTACCACGACACCACCAACACGGTAAGATACCATGATGGTAGTAACTTTATAACTCTTGGAGATAACGATACAGCAACAACATCTGCCGCTGGTGTAGTAAAATTATTTAATGACACTGATGTAACCGAATCTGGTGTTAACGCGATTACAGCTACAGCTAATAGATGGTATGGAGTTCAGCTAACTGAAAACGACAAGATGGTTGTTAACGTACCTTGGACTGATAGTTCTGCTTTAACCACTGAACAAGTGCAAGACATAATTGGTGGTGGTGTACTTGTTCATAGTAACCACACTGGTATTACAGCAACTTATGACGACGCTAATAATGAACTAGACTTAGCTGTAGATGGTGTACTTGAAGACCTAGACACATTAGGAGCTCCTGCTTCAGATGGTCAATTTATAGTAGCTACAGGATCTGGTGCTTTTGCATACGAAAGCGGTGCTACTGTTAGAACCTCGCTTAATGTAGATGTTGCAGGTACTGATAATTCAACAGACGTAACACTAGCTACAGTAGCTAACAACTATTTAAGTATATCAGGACAAGCAATAACCGCAGGTACAGTCCCTGTCAGTCTTGGTGGTACTGGCGCTACTACTGCTTCTGGTGCTAGAACAGCATTAGACGTAGATCAAGCAGGTACAGACAACTCTACTAATGTAACACTTGTAACTAGTTCTCACGATTACTTATCTATATCATCACAAGCTATTACATTAGGAGCTATTGATCTTACAGCTGATGTAACTGGTGACTTACCAATATCTGAAGGTGGTACCGGTCAATCAACGGCCGCTGCTGCTGCAAACGCTTTACTTAACACTTCACAAGGTGGTGCACTTACTATTGGTGATAATAACGATACAATTACAATTGCTGGTAACTTAACAGTAACAGGTACTCAAACAACAACATTATCAAACACAGTTAAAACTGGGGATAATATGCTTGAGCTTGCTACAAATAACTCCGCTAATTCAACTGATTTTGGTTGGTATGGTAAGTTTGTAGACTCTGGTACTAAATATGCTGGTATGCACTGGGATGCTTCTGCAACTAAGTTTAAACTTGGTTACGGAGACGATGTTCCAGGTGGTACAGTTACTTGGGACAATGCTGGAGAGCTTGAAACTGGAAAATTAACTACAACTGACTTTGTAATAGGTGGTCATACTGTTAGCGATATTGACATAGGCAATGAGTTTAACGATGTTGATGATCACTTAATGTCTGCTGGTGCTATTAAAGAAAAAATAGAAAGTTACAGTTATTTAACCGCTCACCCTAATATTTCTGCAGCAAGTAGCGTAGATAACAGTGGTAGAACATATATACAAGATATAACTTTAGATAGTAATGGTCACGTAACTGGTATAGTATCTGCAACAGAGACTGTAACTAATACAAACACAATGGGTTCTGGTTTCACTGTATCTGCAACTACTGATACTACCCCAACTACTATAACAGAAAATGATGATTTATTCTTTGCTGCTGGATCAGGTATTAGTTGTGAAACTACAGCAGACGGTACAGTAACAATTACAAACAGTAGAACTGTTATTAGTAATAACAACCAATTAACAAATGGTGCTAATTACATCACAGCTTCGGCAAATATAACTGGTACTGCTGCTGGTATTACAGCTGGTGCAGTTGGTGCTGTTAAAGTTGTTGAATTAACACACGGCGCTGGTGGTGTTACAAACGAAAACGGTAGTAACTCTACAGACTCTGCGGTATGGACAATTGCTCACGGTATGGGTGCTAGTAGATTCTACAAGGTTGAAGTTGTTCAAGACAGTGGTAACTATGACACTGTTTACGTAGACGTAACAAGACCTTCTGACACAACTATTGTAGTGACATTTGGATCAGACGTTGCTAACGGAGCTTATAGAGCAATGATTACAAGAATGGCATAGTGTGTATAGCAAAATAAAATTAAATGATAATAAAAATCGAGTACGATAAAACAACTAATGCACTAAATTTAACAAAAGATGAAGAGATAGTTGCTGTTATTAATAACAACACCGTTGTTGATGACAGTGACACTCTGTCTTTTGAAATAGCATTAGATGTTTCTCAATACCAAGAACAATTTAACGAAACAACAATAGATGGCGACGATAACTAGTACACAAACAGGTAATTGGCATGACACTAGCACTTGGGTTGGTGGGTCAGTACCTGCTGCTGACGATTTAGTAGTTATTGCACACGGCCATAAAGTTACATTAAGCACAAATATACAGTCTACAAGAACTGGTGATGTTACTATTGATGGTAATTTACATTTTGCTAATGGTGGTAAAATGCACTTACACGGTCGTATGACTGTAAAAAACACTAGTAATAGCAACAACACTGCTGGTGAGTTTGTTGAAGGTAGTAGCACGTCAGGTTCTTTGCTTAGCATGGTTGGTGGCACTGAAGTTAAAATATCTGGTGACAATGCTGCTCAACACGGTATACAAGTTGATGCTAGAAAATGGTGTGGTGTACAAATAGATGGTGGTGAGCCAACATTAGTAACAACTGTTAATGGTAATCAAGCTCCTAACGCTGATTATATTACAGTAACATCAGCGGCAAACTTTGCTATCAACGACAGAATATCGCTTTATACAAGAGAGTGTGATTATACGGTGGTTAATGATGAGTGCTTTTTTATTCATGATGTAGACACTTCAAACAATAGAATTTACGTTAGGCATTACGTTGGTCCTGAAGCAACGATACAATCAGTAAGCGGTAGTACAATAACAGTTAACGATGCTAGTGTTTTTAGAGTTGGTTATAAATTAATATTTGGTACTGGTGATAATAGAAACGTGCTAGCTGTTACAGGTATAAGTGAAAATGTTATAACTTTTGGCAGTACGGTAGATAATAATCCTTCTTTAGTTGGCACAACAGTGTATCAAACCGGTACAGAAAAATACCATGAAAACGGTCAGTTTTGTAGAAGACTAGCAAGTGCAATAGCAACTGCTTATACAGGTGGTACTAGCGTTAGAACTATTACACTTAACGATGTAACTGATTTTTCTGTTGGAGACACGGTTTACATACACATAAGTTTTGCAAACCCAGGAGCTGGAAACCTTGTTAGTTATTATTATAGTACTAGCGGATTTGGAGCTACAAGCTTAGGTGGTAACGAAGGTGTATGGAGGCTTAAAGCTATATATAATATAACAGCTATTGATGCCAGTGCTAAAACAATAACAGTTGATAGAGATATACTTTTTAACGGTGAAGTAGGTGGACCTGTTGTAAGAATGACGAGAGACGTGCTTATTAAAGCTTGTGATTCAAGTGGTAATGATGTAGCTGATGGCGATCAAGATACAGCAAGAGTGTTTTTTAACGTTAAATACTGGACTAGCAATAGTTGGCATAACGCACCAACAAGAAGAGTTAAAATAAAATACGTAGAGTTTGTAGGTTTAGGCTATAATACTAATGACAGTACAAATTTTAGAGCAGGTGTAACCGTAGCTGGTTATAATGGTTATTATGATAAAGGTATAACAGGAAGTTCTGCAAGCAGCAATACAATACACAATCACAATGGTGTTAGTCAAACAGGTGAAAACTATTTAGATGGTTGTAGTTACACTGCTTACAATTTAAATGCCAATGATAACAGAGACGGTGATGATTATAATAGCATATGCGTAAGACACCCTTATGGTATGACTAACAGAAACCATATTATAGTTGGTAGTGGTAGAGGTATGTGGCACTGGAGCTCGCAATACTACATAAAAACACATGGGCATATTTCAGCTCACTCTAGTTACGCTAGTTTTGAAATTGGTGGTGCTTATCAATATTCTAATGAAATTTCTTATATACAAGGTTATGGTTGTGAAGATTATGGATATTTATTATATAACCTTGGTAGACAACAAGACGCTACTCACGTCATGCATTTAAGAAGCGAAAACCAGCGTAGTTATGCTTTTTACTTTGGCGGTAGTTCAATATATCCTAACTATAGAAGGTTTTTTGCTAATAGATATGGTCAAGCAACATATATAGCTGATAGCAATAGTAATATATATGTGTGTGATTCTAAAATATACCCTAACGACTGGGATGCTACGTCTAGTATATATGGTACTGGTGTTGGTGTAAGATACCCTAACACTTTACAAAACCATGCAAGTTCACATAATGCTTTATACCGAAGCAGTGGAACTGGTTGGAAAGGTTATGTTTGTTTTGACGAGCATAATTTTAAAGAACAAGAAAAAATAAAAATATACTATAATATAACAAGGTTTCATGGTTTAAAAGGAAGAGCTAGAGATTTGTATTCTTCTTCTTGGAGTGGTAATCCAATAGCAACAGGCTTACTTCAAGTACCCGCAAACTGTACTGTTAAAATAAAATCTACTATTAGAATAAATGAAACAGAGTGGGACGGAACAGGTAGAGGTATTGATTCATCGTCACCTCCTTATATAATAGCTGCTTATGCTCATAATCAAACTTTTGGTGCTAATACATATGATATAAACTCAAATCTTCATCGGTTTTATAATGATGAGCTAGATTTAAATGATTCAAATGAAACAGCAGATTTATTAAACAGCACGCAAGCACAAGGAAAATTACGTAATGGTTTTATAGAATACGAACAACATACTACAAATGCTATAGGTGCTTTTGAAACAAAAATAATAACAGTACAACCGCAGTATAGAAGTTATAATTTAAAGTTTGGTTATTATCTTCAAGATCACGATTTAATTCATGAGGGTTGGGAAGCTGAAGATATACATGTGGCCATGTCTAAAGCGCCATCAGGTGGTCCGCATTTATGGCCAAAAGGCTTTGCAAAAGTAACAGTAAGACCATCAGCAAACTTTAATTTAGGTAAAAAAAGAATATCAGGAAGATTATAAAATATAAATATGGCGAAATTTTTAAGTAATATAAATTTAGAGACGGCAAACGATATACAGTTTAAAACAACTGCAGGTGCTAATGCTGGTAAAATATCACAAACAGGTGATGATTTAGTTATAAGCAACGCTGTTGGTGATATACTTTTAGGTAATGGTAGTGATGATGTGTTTATTGGTGATGGAACAAATACTGTAGATATTAGGTTTGAGCAAGATATGGCTATATTTGCAGACTCTAGTTCAACAAGAACCTTAACACTAGGAGGTACAAACACAAACTTAGTTTTAGAAAGCCCAAGTATTAGCGGTACAATGACTTTAGGCTCTACAACAATAAATAATAAACTTACGTTTACAGGTAGTAGTGGTTATATATTATTTGACTACGAACCTTCTGGTGATACTGATGAATATACAACAGAAGTTCCTTTGTTAAAATTTGATCATAACGGTACAGAAAAAACAATACTTAGTAGAATTAGTGAAAACGGTGCGATACAACTTGGTCACGATGATACTGTTCTTATAACAGCTGGTGATGTTGGAGATGTTATGAAAACTAATTGGGGAGCAACTAACGAAGCTGTTGTCCTTGCTGCTGAGAATGGTTTTTATGCTTATGGTTTTCCAAGTAACACACACACTTGGGCAAATAGAAATGAGTTTAGATTTAGATCAGACAGCGCTACACCTAGTGATAACGGTTTGTATATAGGTGATGGTGGTAACACACAGTTTATAGATTTAAGTAGAAATTTAACTGTTAACAATATAACTGCTACAGGTAATATAAACAATATAAATGAAAAGGTTGGTACTAGTGTATACCTTAGAAATTACGAATTAGATACCGGTGGTAGTGGTGGTAGTTTTTTAATTGGTAAGATAGAAGACAGTTCTAGTACTGATGGTGCAATTTCAGCAACAGTACATTTTGCATATGATTACGGTACTACTACTAACAACTGTACATTACATTTCAACTTCGCACAAAGATCAGGAACTGCAAGAGGAACTTGGTGGTACGAGGCAGACGATCAAGATGCTGCAAACGATAGAGTACACGCAAGACTTATAGATGATGGTTCTGGAAACATGTACGTGTGGATTACATGCGTTGATTATTCGCGAGTATACGTTGAAGCTAGACATAGGTTTTCGTCAAATTTTCCTGACTCAGGTGCTTTAACAGCTGCGACAATAACTAGTGGAACAACTCTTTTTGATACCGCAAATGATCCTACAGCAGAAATGCACGTAGGTAACGTGTTTGCACATGGTGAGGTTGAAGCCACGTCTTTAGACATAAACGGTGACGCTGACATATCTGGAACAATATCAACCGCAACTTGGAATGGTGCTGTTATTGCGTCTGCTTATCTTGATTCTGACACAGCTCATTTATCAACATCTCAAACGTTTACTGGGGCGAAAACAATGCAAGGAAATTTAACGCTTGACGATGGTAATGGTGACACGCCTACTCTAAGATTTATAAATGGAGACGATGATGTTTATCAGTTCTTTAATGACAGTAGTTCTGACATGAAACTGACAAGAACTAACAATGGAGGTGTTGATTATAATTTTAACGCACACGAAACAGACTATACTCAATCAATATTGCAAATTGGTGGTAGTTCAACGTTTGGTACAGATGTAACAATAGCTGGTAATTTAACCGTAAACGGTACTACGGTAACAGTAGATACCACAAACTTAAACGTACAAGACAAAAATATAACATTAAACTATAGCACTAGTGATTCTTCCTCTTCAGCTAATGGCGCTGGTATTACAATACAAGATGCTGTAAACTCTTCAACTGATGCCACTATTTTATGGGACACATCTGCTAATACATTTAAAATTTCACATCCAATTAATGTTCTTGGTAATATATTAACTAGTGGTACAGTAGATGGTAGAGATTTACAAACTGATGGTACAAAACTAGATACTATTGATACTAATGCTAATGCTTATGTTCACCCAACAAACGCTGGTAACAAACATATTCCAGCTGCAGGCGCAACCGGTCAATTTCTTCAGTATGCTGGTAGTGCTGGTACAGCTCAATGGGCAACACTAACTAGTAGCGATGTTGGTTTAGGTAATGTTGCAAATGTAGACCAAAGAAACGCTAGTAATATAAACAATGGTACTTTAGGAGCTTCATTTTTACCAACAACTATAAGTTCAAATACATCAGGCTCTGCAGCTAGTTTAAGTGGTCTTAGTTTAGGTGATATAGTTTACGGCGGAGAAAGTGGTTTTGCTAAATTAGGTGGAAACGCGCAAAGTAGTAATAAATTTTTAAGATCAAGAGGTGCGGCAAACACTGCTACAGAACCTGAATGGGTGCAAGTTGGTTATAGCGATTTAACTGGCACTGTGCCTACTTGGAACCAGAATACTACTGGATCAGCCGCTACTTTATCATCAACACTTGCGGTTAACCGAGGCGGTACTGGAGCTACTAGTTTAGACGCTGCTGGAATTGTTGAAAAAACAGGTTCTCAAACTATAGCTGGAACAAAAACTTTTACAGGTTCTCTTTTATTAGACGATGGTACAGGTGCATCACCTACCATGAGGTTTATGAATGCGGACGACGATGAAGTTAGTATATTTTGTAACTCTAGTGGTAAAATGAAGTTTCAACAAAAGCTTGTTGGTGGTAGTAATGTAGTTCAAATGACTATGGACGAAAATGGTCTTGATGTTGTAAATGGATTAAAAGTTGGTACTGGTACAACAATTACTACAATATTAGACGAGGATAACATGGCTTCTGATAGTGCTACAGCTTTAGCTACACAACAAAGTATTAAGGCTTATGTAGACAGTGAAGTGTCAAGTGCTGGTGGTGGTACAATGTCAAGTTGGAACCTTGATTCAGATGCTAATAGCGCAGGAAGTATAACTAACGGCACAACAGTAAGTTTTGATGGAGGAACAGGTATAACTACGTCACGATCTGGATCTACTATTACTATTACAAATTCTGCGCCAATGACTGGTGACACCTTTGACAACGATGGTACATTTGCTTCACTTAGAGCACAGGGTACTACAAAAGGTGATGTTGGATTAGGAAGCGTAGAAAATACTGCTTTATCTACTTATACTGGTAATGGTGGTGCATTAGATAACCAATATATTACAAATGGTGCTGGTTACACAACAAACACTGGTACAACTACAGCATCTAACTCACAGACGTTTACAAACAAAAGTGGTAACATATCACAATGGACAAACGACTCAGGTTATACAACAAACACGGGTACTACAACCGCTAGTAATACACAAACATTTACAAATAAAACTATAGATGCTAACGGCACTGGTAATTCGATAACTAACATTGATATTGGAAACATGACTGCCGCTGTAATTGTAACTGAATCAGAAGGTATTGGTAATAATGATAATGATACTACAATACCTACGTCAGCTGCAGTTGTAGATTATGTGGCTAATAATTCTGGTGGTAGTGGCCTGCCAACAGCCCCTGGTTCTGATAAAATTTTAATATACGATCACAGTGCTGGTGAAGCAAAGTGGGCAACACCTAATAATAACTTAGCAATTCTTGGTACACAAATAAACGCAACAGACACAAATACATGGCAAGCAAACACTGACACTCAAGCAGGCTACGTAGCAGCAGGTGGACTTAGCAACAAAGTGTGGAAAACTAACGGTGCTGGTGTACCTGGTTGGAGAGCAGACTCCGACACTAACACAACATATACCGCCGGAACTTTATTAGACTTATCATCAACACAGTTTAATGTTGACTTAACAGAAGCTACCGCAGCAACAATAGCAGCTGGAGATAATATAATATTTATAGACGGTGGTGCAACTGGTACCCAGTCTAAAGGAAGTATTGACGATGTAGCAACTTTATTTGCTGGTGGCGGTTTAACTGCAACTAGCGGTGTTTTAAGTGTTAATCTTGGTCATGGATTAAGCTTAGACGTTGACACTATAAAACTATTCCCAAACAATAATATTACAGTTGATTCAAATGGTATTTCTGTTTCTGATGATATTTTTAATACAAACTTAAGAATTGGTAGAGGCGGTACAGGTATGTATATGGATTACAAAACCGAGTCAGATGCTATAACTATTAGAACAGACCACGCAAACAGTGCAAGTGCTAGCGATGGTAATAGAAAGTTTGAGTTTACAAATGGTGGTATATTTAGATCTTTAGGAACACAAGTTCTTAACTACACCGGTTGGTCAGATAAAAGATTAAAGGAAAATATAAAAAATCTAAATTATGGTCTTGACGCTATTATGAAATTAAGGCCAGTAAGTTATGATTGGAAAAAAGAAGTTGACGCAGATAAGACAAATAGTTTAGGTTTTATAGCTCAAGAAGTAGAAAAAGTTATTCCAGAACTAGTTACTGAGTCTAAAACAATTTTTGATGACAAAAAAGCAAAAGGTGTTGACTACGTTAAAATGGTTGCTGTCTTAACAAAAGCAATACAAGAACAACAAAAACAAATTGAAGAGTTAAAAGAAATAATCAATGGCAATTCCTAGTACTAATATAGATAATTACGGTATATATAAAGAGCTTAAAGACGAAGCATATGCAGCAGCTGCATCAGATGGTTCAGATGATGCTAATATTGATATGGCAGCTTATATTGCTTCAAAAACTTTAAATCAAAACTCTCCAGATTATTTAAGTAATTTTAATATACAAGGTATTACCAATGGTGTTTATGATGGTGAATCACAGTTAGATCTTAGTATATTTAGTGGTTATGATCAGGACGCAGCCGCTCCATTTACAAATACTAAAGCAGTTTCTAAAACAACATCTGTAGGTACTGCCAATGCAATTAAATTTACTGACACTGACGATACATTTAATATTACAGGTGCTTCAACGTGGTCAATATCTTTTTGGGTAAAAGCTGGTTGGACAGCCAACTTAAATACTAATATACATTTTGTTATTAGTCAAAAATCAGGTGCGGCTAAGCAAATTGAAGATATGGTTAAAATTATATATGCTGAAAACACTAATAGAATAGAAGTTAGGTATGGTAACGTTGCTGGTAGTGGTCAATGGTATAATCAAGGTGGTTGGTTGTTTCATGCTAACTCTGGAATTTATCAAGCTGGTTACCAAGCCGCAGGTTTAGGTACTACGTTTTGGAGCGCTGCAAATAGAGGTTATACTGGTGATGGTGATGGTGGTAATGAAACTGACTATACAATGATTACTGTAACTAATGATGGTACTAATACAGCAGCTTCATTGAGATTATATTGGAATGCAAATGGTATGGGTACTGCTCCAATACAAACAAATAACAACTCTGGTAATAGGTCTAGTTATCCAATGAGTACTACTAATGATAGGTTGTGGAGTTTAGGTAGTAACGGTGAACACTCAAACGCTTCAACTTTACAACAAAAGTGTGGTGATGGTTCAGCCACAGTATATAATGATTTAACTATCTGGAATAAACAACTTAGTGACAGTGAAGTTACATCTTTATATAACAGCGGTACAGCAATAGATCCTGAAACTCATAGCGCTAGTTCTAACTTAATAGGATATTGGAATTTTGAAGTTAATGGTAATATTAGTATAGACGGAAACGATAACTTTGCAATATCTGGAGGTTCATCAATAGTAAATAAATAAAATGAATTATTATATAGTAACAGCAGAGGTATTTGATACACTTAATAAAGAAAATATAACGTTTATGCGTAAAAGCATAGATCGTACACAAAGAATAATAGCTACAATAGACACTGTCAACGACCGTATACGTAAGTTTAACAATATAGAAACTTGCTCAAACTACACGTTTACAAATCATAGTAGTTGGGTAGGTGATGGCACGGGCATTGAAGTTGAAGAGCTAGAAGAAAACACATATATATCAGAACTAGATGATTAGTGTAATTAATCACTATTTCATGTAATATTATAAGTAGATAAATAACAATAAATTAACTTAAATTAAATAAAATTATGGCAAAAAGAAAAACACCTAAAGTAGACTTGGCTAAAAAACTAACAAAAGAAGAGTTAGAAGGTTTACAAGGACACGCAGATCAAATGAATATTGCTAAGTTGCAAATAGCTGAAGTTGAAATAAAAAAACATATGTTATTGCATAACTATGTAGAGTTACAGCAAAAAATGCAAGCAATTAGTTCTGAGCTGCAAGAAAAATATGGTAAAGTAGACGTTGATATACGAACTGGAGTAATTACTGAAGTTAAAGATGGCAAAAGTAATTCGTAAAATAAGTATAGGGTCTAATTACAAAAATGATGCAATGCATTATGCTGTTGATCAAGAAGTTTATGGCGGTCATACTATATGTCATATTATAGAAGAAGAGGATAAATATTCTGTTTATATTAAAAAAAACAAAGATGTTTTACCTTGGAAAGATTTTAACAAAAATATGGCTGTAGCTATAGAGTACGATTTACAATACTAATGAAATGCTTATATGACTACATTATATCACCAGTAGGCCAAAGATATAACAATACAAAAAAAGTTGGTGATTCTGAGTTAGTTTTAAACACAGAAATATTTAACCACAAATATATAAATAGAAACGCTATTGTTAAACAAGTGCCGCTGGCGATATACACGCCAATAAAAATAGGAGATGAAATAGTTGTTCATCATAATGTTTTTAGAAGATACCATGATATGAAAGGTATAGAGCGTAACGGTAGAGCTTTTTTAAACCGTAACGATTTTATAATATCTTACGATCAAGTTTTTGCATACAAAAGAAATAATGAGTGGTTTTGTATAGAAGGTTATTGTTTTGTACAACCTATTAAAAACACAAATATTTTTTCTGAAGACAAAGAAGAACCTTTTAAAGGTATTGTTATACACACTGATGGTGTTGTTGAAAAAGGATCTTTAATTGGCTTTACACCTAACTCTAAATATGAGTTTGTTATTGATGGCAAAAGGTTGTATCGAGTTAAATCTAATAATATTACAATTAAATATGAATATCAAGGAAACGAAGAAGCTTATAATCCAAGCTGGGCACAGAGCAGTTGAAGAATTAATTAACGTTGCTAAAGAAAAAATAATAACTAACACAGAAGATGATGTTAGTGCTGATAGGCTTAAAAACGCAGCTGCTACAAAAAAGCTAGCTATATTCGATGCTTTTGAAATATTAAACAGAATACAAGAAGAAGAAAACATACTTGAAGGTAAGGAAGTTAAAAAAGAAAGTAAAGTGTTTAAGGGCTTTGCTGAAGGCAGATCAAAATGAGTTACGAACAAAAGCTTTTAAATGTAATAGAGCCTATAAAAAAAACCACTATAACTAGATTAAATAAAAGTAAAAAGTGGAGGTATGGCTATAACAAAGAGCACGATGTTGTTGTTATAAGTAGAACAGGTCAAATAGGTGATATATACGAAATACAAAACCTTAAAATAGCTTTGCCAAAAGCTAGCAGTGTGTATAGCAACAAAGAAAAAAAGTGGGTTAGATTTGAACAGCCAAAACAGTTAAGTAAATTAAAAAATATATTTGACTGGAGAGCCTACCCTGACGAAGCTAAAGAACAGTGGTATGACTATATAGATGAAGAGTTCAAGCGTAGAGAGCAAGGTTTTTGGTTTAATAACAAAGGCACACCAACATATATAACAGGTACACATTATATGTACTTGCAGTGGAGTAAAATAGATGTAGGTGCGCCTGATTTTAGAGAAGCAAATCGACTATTTTATATATTCTGGGAAGCTTGTAAAGCCGACAAAAGATGTTACGGGATATGCTACCTTAAAAATCGTAGGTCTGGATTTTCTTTCATGTCTTCAGCAGAAACAGTTAACCAAGCTACATTAGCAAGTGATAGTAGGTTTGGTATACTCTCTAAAACAGGTGCAGATGCTAAAAAAATGTTTACAGATAAAGTTGTTCCAATATCAATCAATTATCCGTTTTTCTTTAAACCGATTCAAGATGGTATGGACAGACCTAAGTCTGAACTTGCTTATAGGGTTCCTGCAAGTAAGTTTACGCGTAAAAAAATTACTACAAACGAACAGCAGGAAGACTTGGTTGGACTTGATACTACTATTGATTGGAAAAATACAGGTGACAATAGTTATGACGGAGAAAAGCTTAACCTGTTAGTACATGATGAAAGTGGTAAGTGGGAAAGACCTGATAATATATTAAATAACTGGAGAGTTACAAAGACATGTTTGCGATTAGGTAGTAGAATAGTTGGTAAATGTATGATGGGCTCAACTTCAAACGCATTAGATAAAGGTGGAGACAATTTTAAAAAACTATACAACGCATCAGATGTCACACAAAGAAATAGAAATGGTCAAACGAAGTCTGGCCTTTACTCTTTGTTTATCCCAATGGAATGGAACTACGAAGGATTTATTGATGAACACGGATATCCAGTATTTAATAGTCCTGACGCAGATGTTGTCGGACCCGACGGGGAATTAATAGACGTAGGTATTGTAGATCACTGGCAAAACGAAGCCGATGGTTTAAAAGGAGATAGCGACGCATTAAACGAATTTTACCGCCAGTTTCCAAGAACTACTGAGCATGCGTTTAGAGATGAGGCACAAAACAGTATATTTAACTTAGTAAAAATATACGAACAAATAGATTACAATGAAGAAATGTCAAGAACACTAGGCATTTCAACAGGTAACTTTCAATGGTTAAATGGCGTTCAAGACACAAGCGTTATATTTTATCCAGATTTAAAAGGTAGATTTAAAATTAGCTGGACACCACCCAGTAATTTGCAAAACAATATAATAATAAAAAATGGCACGAAATATCCTGGCAACGATCATATGGGTGCTTTTGGTTGTGATAGCTACGACATTAGTGGCACGGTAGACGGTAGAGGATCAAAAGGCGCTTTACATGGCTTAACTAAGTTTAGCATGGAAGACGCGCCACCAAGTCAGTTTTTTTTAGAATATGTAGCAAGACCACAAACTGCAGATATGTTTTTTGAAGATGTATTAATGGCACTAGTATTTTACGGTATGCCTTTACTTGCAGAAAACAACAAACCAAGATTACTATACTATTTAAGGCGTAGAGGATATAGAGGTTATAGTATGAATAGACCTGACAAAGTTTGGAATAAACTTTCTGTTGCAGAAAAAGAAATAGGTGGCATACCAAACTCAAGTGAAGATATTAAACAAGCGCATGCAGCTGCTATTGAAATGTATATACAAAACAACGTAGGAACAAAACCAGATGGTAGCATAGGTAATATGTATTTTAATGACACTTTAAATGACTGGGCTAGATTTGATATAAACAAACGTACAAAATTTGACGCTGCTATAAGTAGCGGTTTAGCAATTATGGCTTGCAATAGACATTTATACAAGCCTAACGCAACAGTACAAAGACAAAAATTAAATATAAGTATAGCTAGATATAAAAACGATGGTTATACTTCTAAAATAATAGAAAACTAATATGGCAGAAGCTGTTTCACAAGATTATTTTCCTAAACAAAACGTAAGCGACGAGTATAAAAACTCGGCAGAGTACGGTTTAAAAGTTGCTAAAGCTATTGAAGCTGAGTGGTTTGAAGACGGTGGTTTAAATAGCAAGTATCAAAGAGGTAAAGATAATTTTCACAAATTAAGATCGTACGCTAGAGGCGAACAATCAATACAAAAATATAAAGATGAGTTGTCTATAAACGGTGATTTATCTTATTTAAATTTAGACTGGAAGCCAGTACCTATTATACCTAAGTTTGTTGATATAGTAGTTAATGGCATGTCACAAAGAGTTTACGATATAAGAGCTTATTCTCAAGATCCTTTTGGTGTTGAAAAAAGAACTAAATACATGGAGGATGTGCTTGAAGATATGAAAAGCATACCTTTTACACAGATGGCAGCTCAAGAAGGTATTGATGTAAGAACAAGTGAGTTTGAAACAGAAGAGTTACCTGCTAATGAAGAGGAGCTTTCTTTACATATGCAGTTAAACTATAAACAAGGTATTGAAATAGCAGAAGAAGAAGCTATTAACTGTATGCTTGATGGTAATAATTATGATTTAGTTAGAAAAAGATATTTATATGATTTAACAGTTTTAGGTATTGGAGCTGTAAAAACTAATTACTCTAAATCAACCGGTATTACAGTAGATTACGTTGACCCTGCAAAAATAGTTTATTCTTATACAGAGTCTCCGTATTTTGAAGATATATATTATATAGGTGAAGTAAAAACAATACCTGTAAACGAATTAATAAAACAGTTTCCTGATTTAACAGCGGCTGAGCTTGAAGAAATACAAAAAACAAAACCTTATAACGAGTTAGCATATAATCAAAGATATGTTAGTCAAGGAAAGTACGATAGCAATAAAATTCAAGTGTTATATTTTAATTACAAAACTTATAACAACGAGGTTTATAAAATGAAAAACACTAGAACTGGTGGTGTTAAAGCTATATTAAAAACAGATCAGTTCAATCCACCAGCTGAACTACAAGGAGACTTTACAAAACTAGAAAAAGCTGTAGAAGTTTTATATGAAGGCGCTGTAATACTTGGCACTAACAAACTATTACACTGGGGACTAGCTAAAAACATGATGCGTCCAAAAAGTGATTATACTAAAGTAAAAATGAATTACGCTATTGTCGCTCCTCGTATGTACAACGGTAAAATAGAAAGTTTAGTTAGTAGAACAACTGGTTTTGCTGATATGATACAGTTAACACATTTAAAACTACAGCAAGTAATGTCACGTATGATACCTGATGGTATATACTTAGATGCTGATGGACTTGCAGAGATAGACTTAGGTAATGGTACAAACTATAATCCGCAAGAAGCTTTAAACATGTTTTTCCAAACAGGTAGTGTTATTGGTAGATCAATGACAGCTGATGGTGATATGAATCCAGGTAGAGTGCCTATACAAGAAATAGCAAGTGGTAATGGTGGTGCTAAAATGCAAAGCTTAATACAAACGTATAACTACTACATGCAAATGATTAGAGATGCTACTGGTCTTAACGAAGCAAGAGATGGTAGTATGCCTGATAAAAACGCATTGGTTGGTATACAAAAAATTGCAGCCGCTAATAGCAACACAGCTACAAGACACATATTAGACGCAGGTTTGTTTTTAACAGCTGAAATAGCAGAGTGTTTATCATTAAGGATATCAGATGTTTTAGAGTATTCACCAACAAAAGAAGCTTTTGTGCAAAAAATAGGCGCGTTTAATGTTGGTGTTTTACAAGAACTAAAAGACTTACATTTACACGACTTTGGTATATTTATAGAGCTACAACCAGATGAAGAAGAAAAACAGTTGTTAGAAAACAATATACAAATGGCATTGCAACAACAAAGTATAAATTTAGAAGATGCTATTGACGTTAGAGAGGTTAGAAATTTAAAACTAGCTAACCAGTTGTTAAAAGTACGTAGAAAGAAAAAGCAAGAGCTAGATCAAAAAATAGCACAACAAAACATGCAGCAGCAAGCACAGTTAAACCAACAGTCTGCAGCCGCAGCAGCACAAGCTGAAGTTCAAAAACAGCAAATGCTAGCTCAAACAGAAATGCAGTTAGAAGCTCAAAGATCAGAGTTTAAAAAACAAGAAATGATGAGCGAAGCTGATTTGAAAAAACAGTTAATGCAGTTAGAGCATTTTTACAATATGCAACTAAAAGAAAAAGAAACTAAAAGTTTGTCTGACAGAGAGTCTGCTCGTGAAGACAGAAAAGATAATAGAACTAAAATGCAAGCGTCTCAACAAAGCAAACTTATAAACCAAAGAACAGGTGACGGTCAACCTGTAGATTTTGAATCTGCAAATGACAGTATGGGAGGTGGATTTGACGTAGGTCAATTTGAGCCTAGCGTATAAAAATTATTAATTATTATATTTTATTATGGAAGAAAACAAAGAAGTAGTTGAAGAAACTACACAACCTAAAGAAGAAGGCAAACTTAAAATTAAAATGCCAAAAATAGTTAAGGACGATGGTCCTATAAAATTAGATTTATCAAAAAAAGAAGAACCAGTAGAGCAAGTTAAAGAAAATGAAACTACAAACGATAGTGCTGACGAAACAAGAGTCCTTGAGGATGTTAAACCCGAGGACACCGGGGCCGCACAAGAACAAAAAGAAGTACAACCGGAAACCGAAGCACAAGAAGCTCCAGTATTAGAAGAAGTAACTGAGCAAAAAGTAGAAGAAAAAGTAGAAGAATTAGTTGAAGAAACTAAAGACGCTATAGCTGAAGCCAAAGAAACTGGTAAACCTTTACCTGAAAATATACAAAAGTTAATTGACTTTATGGATAAAACAGGTGGTGATTTAACAGATTATGTAAAGTTAAATCAAGATTACAGTAAATTAGATGACAATTTAGTTTTAAAAGAATATTATAAACAAACTAAAGGTCATTTAAATAATGAAGAAATAGATTTTCTTATTGAAGATAGATTTTCTTATGATGAAGAAGAAGCTACTGATAGAGAAATAAAAAGAAAAAAATTAGCGTTTAAAGAGCAAGTTGCTGACGCTAGACGCCACATGGACGGGCTAAAGTCCTCGTATTACGAAGAAATTAAAGCTGGGAGTAAGTTGACTTCCGACCAAAAGGAAGCTATTAATTTCTATAACGAATACAACAAAAACTCGGAGCAAAACAAAAAAGTTCAATTGCAACAAAAAAGTGTTTTTGACAAAAAAACCGAAAGTTTATTTAACAACGATTTCAAAGGGTTTGAATATAACGTTGGTGATAAAACTTATAGGTTTAATGTTAACAATGCTAGCGAGGTTAAACAAACACAAAGCGACATTAATAATTTTGTCAAGAAGTTCTTGAATGAAAAAAATGAAATGTCAGATGCTAAAGGTTATCATAAATCTCTTTTTACTGCTATGAACTCAGATGCTATTGCACAACACTTTTACGAGCAAGGCAAAGCTGATGCTATAAAAGAAAGTGTTAGTAAAGCAAAAAACGTAGACATGAGTCCAAGACAGTCTTATGGAGACGAAAAAACTGGCTTTAAATACAAAGTGTTAGGTGATAATTCTTCGGGTTTTAAATTAAAACTAAAAAAGTAAATTATTAATTAAAAAAATTAGAAATTATGGCAACTCCTAGTGCGGGACCGAATTTATCACCGGTTCCAGCTCCAGTTCAACAAACATTATCTAGTGCATATCTAGATTTTAGCACGGGCTGGGCGCAACAATATTTACCAGAGCTTTACGAAGCTGAGGTAGAAAGATACGGTAACAGAATGTTATCAGGATTTTTAGCAAAAGTCGGAGCTGAAGAAGCAATGGCTTCTGATCAAGTAGTCTGGTCAGAGCAAGGTAGACTACACATATCAATTGCAGATGTAACATGTGACGCGTCTGAAGATATGCTTATTTTTGACGATGCTGCTGAAGCAAACTTAGTTAGAAAATTTGACACTATAATACTTACTGTAGCATCTGTTTCAGGTGGTTCAGGCGCAACACAAGCTGTTGTAGGTGATCAAATCAAGTGTATTGTAACTGCTGTTGATGTAGATTCAACTGCAGGTGGTACTAATGACTTGATGGGTTGTACTGTTAAGCCTTATACTCAAGCAAGTTTAACTTCAACTGCTACTGGAGACGTTACTTGTAACGACAACACAACGTTTACGTTACTAATATATGGTTCTGAGCATGCGAAAGGAACTTCTTTAGATAGAGGTGCTTTAACTCCATCTTTCAAGTCTTTTACTAACAAGCCAATCATCATTAGAGATAGATTTCAAGTATCTGGATCTGATGCTGCACAAATTGGTTGGGTAGAAGTTACTGGTGAAGAAGGTCAATCAGGTTACTTATGGTACTTAAAAGCTGAAGGTGACACTAGAGCTCGTTTTAACGACTATCTAGAAATGTCAATGCTTGAGGCTGTTGAAAAAGGTGCAAATGCAAACGCTGCAGTTCCTGGTGGTACTGAAGGTATGTTTGCTGCTATTGAAGACAGAGGTCACGTTATAAACGATACTTTTGTTGCAAGTTCAGTAAATACTATGTTTGCTGATAACATGGGTACTATAGACAACATACTAACTACTTTAGATTCTCAAGGTGCTATTGAAGAAAACATGCTTTACTTAAACAGAGCGCAAAATATCAACTTAGATGATACTCTTGGTAGCATCGGTGCTGGTTATGCTGCTTCTGCTGGTTTTGGTGTGTTTGACAATTCTGCTGACATGGCTTTAAATTTAGGTTTCTCTGGTTTCAGAAGAGGTTCTTATGACTTCTACAAAACTGACTGGAAATACTTAAACGATACTCAAATGTATGGTAGTGTTGCTGCTTCTGCTAAAAACAATAAGATTGAAGGTGCTCTTATTCCTGCTGGTGTATCATCTGTTTACGATGAAACTATGGGAAGAAACATGAAGAGACCTTTCTTACATGTTAGATACAGAGCTTCACAAAGCGAAAACAGAAAGATGAAAACTTGGATCACTGGATCTGTTGGTGGTAACATTACTTCTGACTTAGATGCAATGCAAGTTAACTACTTATCTGAAAGATGCTTAGTAGTTCAAGCGGCTAACAACTTCATGTTATTGAAGGCTTAATCGCAACTTTATTATTGAAAAGGGGAGGTTAACTCCTCTCCTTTTCTTTTTATTAACTTATATTATATATTATTATGGCAAAAAAACAAGAAAAAGTCTCATACCAAGGAGATCCTGGTGATGAGCATGTAGAAACGGTTGTAAAACCAAAAGGAAAAAAGTGGGATTTAAAAGATAGAACTTATGTTTTAAAAAACAATTTATCACCACTAACATTTACTTTAAAATCAAAAAACATGATGTATTTTGATGAAGACGCAGGTTATTCAAGAGCAATACAATACTGCGAAAATCAAAACACACCTTTTGTAGATGAAATGAATGATGACAGACGGTTGTCACATATAGTTTTTAGAGATGGCGTTTTATACGTTAAAAGAGAAGACGTAATGTTACAAAAGTTTTTATCTATTTATCACCCTAGCAAAGATGTTTTATATTACGAAGTTGACAACGTAAAAGAAGCTGTTGACGAAGTTGCTGATTTAGAACTAGAGTTAGACGCAATGGTTATGGCAAGATCTTTAGATATAGATATAGCTGAAGCAATTATGCGTGTAGAGGTAGGTTCTAAGGTGTCTAAGATGAGTTCTAAGGAACTTAAAAGAGACTTGCTATTATTTGCTAAAGAACAACCTAAGTTGTTTTTAGAATTAGCAAAAGACGACAACGTACATCTTAGAAATATGGGTATAAAAGCAGTTGAACAAGGTATTATTAAATTATCTGGAGATCAAAGAGTGTTTACTTGGGGCTCAAACAACAGAAAGTTAATGAACGTACCTTTTGACGAACACCCATACTCAGCTTTAGCCGCTTGGTTTAAAACTGACGAAGGTATGGAGATTCTACAAAATATAGAAAAGCAACTAAGCTAACCTAATAAAAGTAGCCACTCTTTTTAGGGTGGCTATTTTTTAACTTACTAGTAGTATTGAGTGACTATATTACTAGTTATAAACAAATAATATGGCTATAAACATAGATACAGTACATCAAAGAGTATTAGCAATCGCTAATAAAGAACAAAGAGGCTATATTACACCTCAAGAATTTAATTTATTTGCAAACCAAGCGCAAATGGATATATTTGAGCAATACTTCTACGACTTAAATCAATTTGACAGACGATTAGCAAACGACACAGAATATTCTAACATGGTTAGTTTATTAGAAGAAAAAATTAGTCCATTTGAAAAATACAGAGTAGCAATGTCAGCTGTTAATGGTAATACTTTAACGCTACCTACTGACGTTTATAGGCTAGGAACTGTGTTTTACGCGCCAACAGGTGCTTATGATGTTGAAGTACAGCAAATAAATAAAAAAGAATTAGTATATATGGAAAGATCGCCACTAGCACAACCTTCTGGCGACTACCCTGTTTACACAAGAAAAACAGACACAACTATAAAAGTTTTTCCATCTTCTCCACCATCTGCTTACACAGTTAACAACGTAACTTGTAACTATGTTTGTAGACCAACAGATATTGTATGGGGCTTTGAAACTGTAGGAGGTACAGCGTTATACAACTCTGGCGCTTCAACAGATCCTCAGCTACACGAGTCAGAAGAAACTTTATTAGTATTAAAAATATTAGCTTTAGCTGGTGTTTCAATAGAAGATCCGCAGTTATATCAAATTGCAACTCAAGAAGAAGTTAAACAAGTTCAACAAGAAAAACAATAACACATGGGATTATTTAAAGGAACACAAGAACAATATCACGGGTTAAATTCATTTACAGTAACTGGTTCACCAACAAATACATTTACATTAGATTTTCCAACATTACCTACGTCAAGCAGTTTGTTTAACGTTTATATAACAGGTACAGTAAACGGTGTTACTAGTACGTCAAGAGCTTTAATAGCTGTTCACAGTGTTGCAATAACAAGTTATACAGCTTCTACAGGTGTTTTAGTATTAAATACAAACATACCAGTAGGCGTAAGTGTTGAGGTTATAATAACAAATCCAAACTTAGGTAATTACCAGTATATAAAACTAGAAGATTTAGTTAATAACTTTATTGTTGGTTATACAGGTGAAGATAAAATAATAAACAGAGCTAAAAGAACAGACGTTGTGTTTCATGCAAAAAGAGGAATACAAGAATTTAGTTATGATACATTTAGGTCTACAAAAAGTCAAGAGCTAGAAGTACCACCTACACTTGTTATGGAGTTACCACCTGATTATGTAAATTATGTAAAAATAATGTGGGTAGACAATGCTGGTGTTTTTAGGCCTTTAGTTCCTACAAAACACACTGGTAATCCAACTGAATTATCACAAGATGAAGATTATGAGTACCTATTTAATAACGACGGTACTTATTTATCTAATCCTAAGTCAACAACGTTAACAAGAAGAGAGGCTAACGATGATTATTTAAGAAATAACAATGATCCAGAGTATGATACAGACATACACGATATTAACGAAGGAAGAAGATATGGTATGGACACTTCGTTAGCAAGTATTAACGGTGATTATTTTATAGATTATAATACTGGTAAAATACATTTTTCATCAAATTTAACAAACAAGGTTGTTGTATTACAGTATATAAGTGACGGTTTAGGTACTGATGCCGAAATGATAGTACACAAGTTTGCTGAAGAAGCTATATACAAACATATTGCTCACGCTATATTAGCAACTAAAATTAATATACCAGAGTTTTTAGTAGCTAGATATAAAAAAGAAAGACGTGCTGCTATAAGAACAGCTAAATTAAGACTGTCAAATTTAAAAGCAGAAGAATTAACGTCTGTAATGAGAGGTAAATCAAAACAAATAAAACACTAATACATGCCGGAATTAAAAAATGTGTTCCATGCTGGTAAGATGAACAAAGATCTCGACGAGAGATTAATACCTAATGGACAATATAGAGATGCATTAAATGTTGACGTGTCGTTTTCAGAATCTAGTGATGCTGGATCGGCACAAAATTCTTATGGTAACGTTGTAAAATCTACCGTAGGTATAGGCGGAACATGTATTGGTTCAGTTGTTGACAAACAAACTGAAAATATTTTATGGTTTATTTGTGGAGACACTGTTGACGCTATAGCTGAATACAACCCTTTTACTGGTGACGTAACACCGGTTTTAGTAGATACAAATAAAGGTACTAGTAGTTCTTTTTTAAATTTTAATAGTGATTTTTTAATAACTGGTGCTAACATAATAGATGAGTTATTGTTTTTTACAGATAACAACTCAGAGCCTAAAAAAATAAATATTAGTAGAATGAAAAATGGTTCTACTAACTTTTCAACAACCACAAAGTACCAAAATTCTGATGGTACGTACACTAACAATGTTCACGAAGCTTTAATAACGGTTATAAAAAAATACCCTCTTAACGCGCCAAAAGTAAAACTTGATAGTTCTATTAGAGAGGGTAATGTTAAAGGAGTTTCTTATAGTTCTAGCAATAGTTATTTTGTAGAAAGATCAGCTATAACATCAAGTGAATATCAAAATTCAAATTTTTTACCACAAAATATATTAGCTTCAACATCTGGTAGTCACACTATTTTTAATTTAACAGAAGAAAACTATTTAGAAAGAGTTGCAAACAACTATGTAGACGATAATAATAATCTTATTATTTCTTTTGCTACTTCTGGTTTTACTACTGGTGTTGATTATAAAAAATGGAGAGCTGTAGAACCTGGTATGAAAGTTGCTATAAGCACTAACGGATCTGGGACTTGGGCTGAACCAGTCGTATATCATACTGTAGAAACGGTTGACTGGTATAACCACACTTTAACAGTAAAAGGTGTAGCTCCTTTTATAACACAACCTACAGATGGTACTAAAATTAGAATATTTCACTGGTCTTCACCATATAACAACGATTATTTTTGGGCTTATAAAAATAGCAGTGGTAATATATTAAAAAAACCTGTAGGAACTAATTCTGAAAATTTTACAGATGCTAGTGGTAATATTTTAAAAGACGCTGGCTTGTTAGGCGATGGAACTGGTACTGATATAACTTTAACGCAGTCTGCTGCAACCTCCGGAACTGGAGAGCATAATTATGAAACTGGTTGGAGTTATAGCTCTGGAACATACTCTTACGATGGTACTGGCGGTTCAGTTTCTATATACCCTAAAATTACAGCGCCGACAGACCTTATAAAAGGTCATATATATAGAATGAAAGCCACTATAACTATAACTACAGCTGGTACTATAGGATTTTTAAATGAGCATAGTAATATAAACGGGCAAAAAACAGGTATAAATGGTTACGAAACTAGAAGAAGCGCGGTTGGTACACATGAAATAGATATTATATGGAAATGTAACAACTCTTCTACATATGGGCAACTTTGTATATTTGCAGAGTCAACAGCTGTAGGTACTTTAAAAATAAACGAAATAGTTTGTTTATCTAAACCTAGAGTAGTTAGAGTACAACCTTTGCATTTTTACGGAAACACTTCTTACGCTGTTAACGATATTATAACTTTACAAGCTAACGACGTTTTAGCTACAAGTTCAGATGATAACGAGTTTGTTGATATAACAGTAAAACTTACAAAAGAAATAAAAAGCCAAAATAACAAACGTATATCTAATTCACATGCTGACGCAATAGGTACTGGTGTTACTGGTAATCAAAAAATATCTAATGGTGATTTTTCAAATTTAACAACTTGGCACACTGGAACCTCTGGAACCACTGATATTGGAACTTCTTCAGCTGGGTTTTATGTTACTGGAGGTACACTAACCTCATCAAACTCAGCCGGTGGTTATGTTAGAAATGTTTTATCTGAAGCTTTAGTTGCAGATGAAGTTTACAAATTAACATATACAGTAACAACGGCTTCTTCTGGTAGTAGCGGTTTGCAAGGTAGGTTAAACTTAATTTTAGCAACAGATGACAGGTATACCGGCGACGATACAGATAGAGGTCATTCAAACCACATATTGTTACCTACACACGCAACTGGAACTTATAGTGTTTACTGGAAACAAAAATCTATTGAAAGAGGGGCTTTTAGCTTAACTGAATTAATGTTTTTTAATGACACCGAGTGGTCTGGCGCTATTGACAATGTGGGTGTACAAAAAGTTAGTGGAAACTCTGAAACTAGTTGTGGTTTTAGAGGGTCTAATAATAACGGTAGACAAGCTTTTGATATTGAAATACTTTCTATAGACAACTCTATTATTGGTAACTTAGGAAATTTAAAGTTTGTATCAAGAAGACAACAACCTGAAGCTATATATGAAAAAGAGTTTGCAAGATTTGCTTATAGATATAAATACATAGATAATGAGTACTCTGCAATATCACCTTTTACAGAGGTTTGTTTTATACCAAAAGACGAAGACGGTTATAATTATGACTCAAAACAAGGTTATAATAAGTCTATGATAAATGATCTTAGAAGAATAACTTTGTCAGGTATAAGTAAAATGCCAGAAGATGTAAAGTCTATAGACATACTTTATAAAAAGTCTGACTCTACTAACGTTTATATTGTAAGAACTATTCAAAACAAAGATTTTGAAACTCTTAAAACAGACGATTCTGTTGTTATTACATCTGAAGAAATAAAATCTTTATTGTCAGAAAACCAAATGTTAAGACCTTATGACAATGTTCCTAGAAAAGCTAAAGCTCAAGAAATTACTGGTAATAGAATAATGTATGGTAATTATTTACAACAATACAACTATTTTAACACTCCTGCTGAGTTTAAAGTTAAAACAAATAGTATTGAAGTAGAAGATAAACCATTAAAATCTTTAAAAGCATTAAGAAATTATCAAATTGGTGTTTCGTTTTTAGATAAATATGGTAGACAAACACCTGTTTTTACAGACGAAACAGGTATTGTTAAGTTAGACCAAAACAAAGCTGCTACAGCAAACATGTTACAGTGTGCTTTGTCTTCATCTCCTCCAGACTGGGCTACGCACTATAAATATTACGTTAAAGATTCTTCTAGCGAATATTACAACTTAGCTATGGATAGATTTTATAGTGATGTTGAAGATGAAAACGTATGGATTTCATTTCCTTCTTCTGAAATTAATAAAATAAATGAAAACGATTACATATCTATAAAAAAGCAGCACGATTCAGAAACTGCTGTTAGTATTGTTCCTGGGTCAATTGTTAAATACAAAGTTTTAGATAAACAAGCTCAACCACCTGAACATATAAGGTTTAGAATGGAAGAGATTGGTGAAAGCGAAAATAGTGTTACTTTTTCAGCTGGTGCTGTTGTAAACTCGTCGGATAATAACGCTACAAAAAACGCTAAGTATGAAAAGCAATTTTGTGATTATCCTGTTGCTGGAAAATCAAGCTTTTCTTTAAGCGCGTATGATATTAGAAAAGATGCTGAGTTAATAGATGAACTCGAGTCTTATATTACAAACACAGGCGTGTGGTATGACGTTGACAATAGGTTTGTAGATTTTTCTTCAACTTTAAATGGCTCTATGTCTAAAAAGTATGAAATAGAAAAAATATATAAAAAGACTATAACTATAGCTGTAGAAGGAACTACAAACGCTCATTATCAAAAAGGTATAGCTCAAAGCCATGCTGGTATTGTTGTTGTTACGGCTGCGGATTATCAAAACAAGTCTGTAATAGCTTTAGATCAAAATCAAAAAACAAGCGAGTCAAACGACCAAGTTGTAAGTGATCCAGACGGTGCTTTACAAGTTGGTATGAGACTTGTAGATAGTAAAGATGTTACAACGTATACTGGATCACCAAGAAACGCTACAACGTCTACTGAAGAAGGGTTTAAAGTTGACGAAATAATAGTTATAACAAAAGTGGGCACTAACAGTATAACTTTAAGTAGTCCAATTAGTGTAAGCGAGCACGAAGAGTTAACTTTTATGGATATGACTGATGTTTATTTGTTTAAAACAAAAACACCTTTTAGTCATGACATAAGCTTTATGGGCAACTCTCCTCAAGCAGAAAAAATAGAGCTTTTAGATATAGCCACTTCTTCTTACGACTCTAGCAATACTGTTTTACCAAACCCTCAAGATTTGAAACTTAAAGTTAAGTTTTTTAAACAAACAACAGAAGATCACGGAGAAGAATTTAAAGGTAAATTTTTTATAAAAACAGCAAGAGACCACATATTAAATGATTTTATATATCAAACTCAAGCTGCAAATAAAACGTTTAAAAGCAGAGATTCTGCAAAAATGTTTTACGCACAAACATGGTTACTTGATCAGGGTAATGGCGATGCAATAATAGAAGATACTAACCTTACAACATCTTCTAATTATATAAAGGAATTGCTAGGTTTGTCAACTACTAGAAAAGTAAGGTATGAAACATTTTTCAATGAAAGTGATTTAGTATATGCAAGAAGAGCTTTTGGTATAAATAATTGGAGCGCTTCTACTAGGTTAATATCTGGTGAGAAAAATGGTAATGGCTTTAATCTAAACCCAGAGACTGCTGGCGGTGTTGCTTGGGCAGCAACTATTACTGTTGGTGGTGTTGCAAAGCATATTAAATTTGGTGGAACAACTAGAGGTATAATAGACAGCTCTGTGTATGGCCAAAATGCTATAAATGGATTTAGCATGAAAGAGCTTGACTACGCAAACCCATCTAACTCTGGTGGAGCAGCAAACCCTTCTATTTGCATAGATCAAACAGTAGGTTTTAGAGTTATGAAAGAGCCTGGTAATCCAAAGACTGGAGATTTACCACAGTATGATGTTGCGCCTTACGTTGGTGACGGTTGGCAAGTTGGTAAAACAAATTGTACTTTTAAACTTTTTGGTATAAACGGCTTTGGCCGCGCAAAAGGTAATTTAGGCGTGCTTTACAATTTTTATAGATACTTAACTACTGAAGGTCAAACTTTTAGGTTTACTAATGATCCTACAAATACAGCTTATATTATAAGAGGCTTTGAGGCTTTTGACGTTGTAAATACTGATTGTAGAACTAACGACGGTAGTATTACTGTTGACGCTTCTTCTAACGATCAAACAACAATAAAACCTGATCAATTAAAATATTATGAAAAAAGTTTAGCTATAAATATTCAGTTAGACAAAGCTATTGTTTGGAGCCCAATGGAAAGTGTAGGAAGTAATGGTCAGCCAGTAATAACACCTTTAGAGTTAAACACTAATTCTTACGCAGCTAATAAAACGTTTGGCTCTACTGAAGAAAAAAATAATAAAGAAAACTTAAAAAATTCTAATTCTAGTAGATTTTCTGCTTTTGAAATAGACTTTGGAGAGGTTGACATAAGTAGTGATTCACCAGCTGTTTTTGAGGTATTACCAAAAGACAAGGCAGATTTAGAGCTATTTTATGAAACACCAGTAGCTAGAATGGTTGTAAAAGACGGTATGAGTGTAAAGACTAATTTTAGAACTGCTAATAATGAAAACCCACTTTCTAATAACGCTATAGTAACTAAACAAAACTTGTCACAAGGTAATGTTTTTCAAATAAAACCATCGCATGTTAACTTTAGAATACCTGCCGGCGAAGAAATAATTATATTTGAAAAAGATCAAAATGGAAATGTTCTTTATGAAGAAAACTTTGTTTTAAACACTGATATAGTACCTGTTCCACAAGGCGAGACAATACAGTCTAGTGGTTTTGAACAAGTAGATAATGTTGTATATAATATTTTAAACGAAGATGTTCTTACTAAAAGATTAGAATATTACAACTGTTTTGCTTTTGGTAACGGTGTAGAATCTAACAGGCTTTTTGATGATTACAACGCTGTAACTATAGATAAAGGGCCTAGGGTTTCTACTATACTTAATGAAGATTATAAAGAAGAAACTAAATATAACAGCATAATATATTCTGGTATATACAACTCAAAATCAAGTTTTAATAATTTAAACCAGTTTATACAAGGTGAAAAAATAACTAAAGATTTAAATCCTGATTATGGTTCTATACAAAAACTTCATACAAGAGATACTAATATAGTTGTTTTGTGTGAAGATAAAGTTTTAAAAGTTTTAGCAACAAAAGACGCTATATTTAATGCTGATGGAAATCCTCAACTTACGGCAACCAACAAAGTTTTAGGACAAGCGGTGCCTTTTGCAGGTGAGTATGGTATATCTACAAACCCAGAGTCTTTTGCCTCGTATGGCTATAGGTGTTATTTTTCAGATAAAAAACGAGGTGCTGTGCTTAGGTTGTCAATGGACGGGCTTACTAATATATCTGAAAAAGGTATGTCTAAATATTTTAGAGAAAACTTAGATGATTCTTTAAAGGTTCATGGATCTTACGACGTATTAAAGGATAATTACAATATAACGTTAAATGGTAAAACGTTGAGTTTTACAGAAAAAGTAAATGGCTGGGTAAGTTTTAAATCTTTTGTTCCTGAAAACGGCTTGTCTATAACAAACTCGTATTATACTTTTAAAGATGGAGAGATATACATGCATGGTGAAAATTTAACTAGAAATAATTTTTACGGAACTCAATATGACTCAACAGTTAATCTTATATTTAACGGCGAGCCAGATACTGTTAAAGATTTTAAAACAATAAGTTATGAGGGTGATACTGGTTGGATTGCTAACACTATAACTACTGACAAAGAAAGTGGTAGTATAACAGCTTTTGTTGAAAAAGAAGGTAAATATTTTAACTTTATAAAAGGTACTAAAATAAACAACGACGTTGATTTGTTAAAAACTGCTGGGTTAAATGTTCAAGGTATAGGTAAACCTTCTACAATAGGATTAAATTCTAATGTCAGAAGTTTTACACATACGGTTACAGCTGTTGATATAGCTTCTAATAAACATCCTAAAAAATGGATAATAAATAATTCGTCTTCAGACTCAACATCAACTAACAAAGTTATTAAGTTTAATGAAAAATCAGGTTCTAACGTAACTGGCAAAACTGTAGATTTTTATATACATCCACAAGTTGAAAAAGGTATACTATGGAAATTAGCTGCAGATGACTTTACTTTTTCTTTAACAGAACCTACGCCTATAAATAACTTTGCTGGTACAGTTGCAGCAACCTTACAAGGCAACGGCTCAATAAGAGTTAGAATAACTTACGTTAGTAACCCTTTTCCTTCTTCAAATACAGTTACAACTTTAACAATAACAGCTGGATCAGCTTATCAAGAACAAATATAATATGCCTGGAAAATTAAAAATATATAAAGACAAGTGTGATGTAACTTTATCAACAACAGCAACTGCTCTTGCTACAACAACTGGTACTGTTCATTATATGACTACTTATAATCCTCAAATTAGAGCTGGTCAGTCTATAGGTATAGGTAATATAACTGTTAGCAGTGTTATAGAAGAAATTTATAATAATGTTAGAAGATCAAAAGTCACACTATCATCTAGCACTACTATAAACGCAAATACAGCTTTAACTTTTACTAGTAACGACAACACGTTTACAACAAGTGGTAGAGTTGGTGAGACTAGTAGTTTTAAAATAACAGTGCAAAGAGAAGTTGGTAATATACTAAGCCCTAATCCTAGTATAAATTTTGAAGGTGTGCATAGCATTGCTAACTACAAGGTTGTTTCTAGTGATACATTTGAAAACGTAACAGAACTTATAAAAAGAGAATATGACGTAACGTTTAAAGTTCCAGTAAAAAAAATACAGTCTGACGACATTGTATATTTAAAAGCAGATACTATTGTAGATGAAACTGGTGTAAACGACAGTATTTATGGTTATGAGTTTTTAGCAAACGCGCCAGGTGTTACTATAGAAAGCTTAACAAATAAAAAAAGCTCTTTTCAAAAAGACTTGTCAAACATTGGCTTTCCAAGTAAAAAAAATATAAACAAAAAAGCAGAAACTAGATTATTAATTGTTTACGGCGATCCTGGTGTTACTTTTAAATTAGGTGTAAAATCAAACAATGTAAGCTTAAATCACGAGGCAAGTAGTGTTACAAATCAAACAACTTTAAATTTATCTGGATCTGCTGATGGAACTCTTATAAATAAAGGTATGACTATAACCGCTATGGGTGGTGGTACGTCTATAACTAGTGGTGTTAAGGTTGTAAGCAAAGACACGTCGGGATCCCCAGACACTGTAACACTTAACCTTGCTCAAAGCGCTGCGACAGACGAACTAATTACTTTTACACATGTGCTAGTCGCTGATAATACTGTCAAAACAATAGGTAATGATGGTATGTATACTGAATATTTAGAGTTTCCTAAAAATAACTCTTCAGCTAATTTAACTTTTACAATAACTTTAACAGAAAATACGTCAGGTTCTTTTATTCCAAGTTTGTCTACGCCTGAAACTTTTTCTATAGTATCTTTAGCCGTAGCTCAAGCAGCTCCAGTTTATTTAACGACTAACAGAACTAGAGTTGAACAAGCAAATCAAATTCCAACAACAAGTGTTGTTTCAACTGGTAACGCAACAGTTGTTAGTAACCAAAGCGCTTTATCAAACGAAAACTTAGCAATTTAAAATATGTCAACAATAACTTTAGGGTTTGATAACCCAGCAAACGTATCTTTACAAGTAGGTGGTAACTCCGATGCTCGCGACTCTGCATTTATGAAGTCGTCTGATGGTAGTATACACTATATAGGTGATGTAACTGCTTTGTCAGCAGATAGAAAAACTGTTACCATAACTATAGTACCTAATGACAACCCTCAAATACCAGCTGACGGTAGTCCAAGTAGTGACTATGTGTTTTTTGTTAAAAAAGCTGATGTATGTAATGCTAAGCTAACTGGTTACTATGCAGAAGTACAAATGAAGAATAGTTCTACTGAAAAAGCAGAGTTATTTGCGGTTGGTTCAGAAATAGCTATAAGTAGTAAATAATCGCTAAAAAATGTAACTATATTAACATATAAGAATAAAATTATGATATTAACTAAAAATATAAACAAATGAGTGCTTTAATGCTATTAGGTTTAGCGGGTGGTGCAGCGCAAACTTTGTCAGCTATTGACTGGACAGGTGCAAGAAGAAAAGAGCTTCAAGACGCTAAAGCAGCACATCAAAAACAAATGAATATATATAGAGGTTTAGATACTAGCAACCCGTATGCTAATCTTAAAAATAGATTTGCCGGTATGGAAAGTCAATTTGCTGGTATGGACAACGCTATGGCAGACCTTGAAGTTAATACACAACAAGCTGAGTTTCAAGCAGATCAGTTTCAACAAAGTCAAGCTAATATAATGCAAAATATGCAGGCTGCAGCTGGTGGTAGTGGTGTTGCTAGTATGGCTCAAGCTATGGCTAACGCAAGCGCTAAGTTTGCAAGACAATCAGCAGCTTCTATAGGTCAACAAGAAGCTAAAAACAATTTAATGGCTGCGCAAAATCAAGCTAAAATAGACATGATGACAGCTCAAGAAATGTCAAGAAATGAAATGCTCGAGGCTAAAGGCGCTCAGGCAACTGATATGGCGATAGCTAAAGGAGATTTATTGTCAATGCAAATGGAGCAAAGTAAACAAGGTACTATACTTGGTATGGAAGCTAATAGACTGGGTGCTGCGCAAAAAGCACAAATGATGGCACAACAACAAATGATAGGTGGTATAGGCAACATGCTTACCGCTGGACTAATGAAAACTAATTAATTATGGCATTCGGAAAAGCAGATTTAGGATTAATAAAAGCTGATGCAGCTCGTTACGGTATAGACGAAGGTGTTGGTACTGCGGCAGCGGCTGGTCAATTTGCAAAGCAAATGATCGGCATGCAAATGCAAAAAGATAAAGCTAAAGCAGAGTCTATACAAAAAGTTAACGATGATTATTATAAAAGAGTTAACACTGAACTTCCTGAGGGTAGTAAAGGTTATACACCAGAAGCTCTTAAATTTTTAAATCCATTAATGAAATTTGGAAAAAACTTATTTGCAAATCAAGATAAAGTTGGTCAAGACCAAGTTGTTAATGCTGTGCAAAACAATATTAATGCTGCTAAACAAATGAGTTCTAATACGCATATGAATATAGAAAACGGTGGTGTGTTTGGACCTGGTTATGATCAAACTGACGAGTATTTTGTAAAAGCAAGCGTAAACTCTGAAATTGTTAGCGTTGACGGCGTTCCAATGAGAAAAATAAAAGCACCTGAAGGTTATCCTAGTAAAGATGGTTTTGTTTATTTTAATGTTAATAACGACCCTGTGGGTATGGATAAATGGCACGCAGGATCAACAAAGGTTATGGACATTTGGAATAGAAATATTGTAGGAGAAGATGGTAAGCCCGTAAACTGGGAAAAAACAGGTAGCAGCGCAACTGCTATTGGTGCTAAATTAAAAACTGATTTAGGAGGAGTTAACTATTGGCAAGGTCAAGACTTAATAAACCAAGACCACTCTGAAGACGGTGTAGATAATCCTTTTTCTAAACAGTTTGCTAGTGGTCAGTTATCACCAGAGTATTATGAAGATATAAACTCTACAGACAACAACAAAACATATATATCTGTATATAGAAAAGTTGGTCGTAACGTTTCTGGACCACAAACACAAGAAGACTCTGAAAAGTTTGCAAATGATAGAGATAAAGATGGTATACCAGACACTGTAGACAATCCTAGAGATGGAGAGCGTACAATTAAAGTAACTTATGATCCTAGCAAAGGGCCGTTAGGTGGTCTAACAGAAGAAGAATTAGCTGGTTATTTAAAAGGTACAATGCAAGACGGTTCTAGAGATTATAGAAACGAAACCAGAATTAATGACTTTATTGTAGATAAATACAGTAAATATCATGGTGAGGTTACTTCTGATTTTTATAAGAAAAGACAAGCTGAAGAAATGCAAAAAGCAAACAGATATTTTATAATGCCTGGTCAAGACACTCCTTTTATGGGTGGTGAAATTAATTTTCCAACAGCAGCCACTATACAAACGCAAAGAGAAACAGCATTTAAAGATCAACTTTTTGAAGGCTTTACACAAGGTATTGGAACACAGTTTGATGCTAAGGCGGTTGATATGTCTACAAACTTAGGTACAAGTGAAGGTGACATGTTTAAGTCTTTACAAGAGCAATATGGTAAATATGACGATGTAGAATTAACAGCTAAAGACGGTGTTTTAACTGTTCGAGTAGGTGAAAACGAGCCACAATCGTTTGATACTAAAACTATGGATAATAAAAAACTTCAACAACTAAAATCTTATTTAAATAGAAGTAACTTTGATAACTTTTCTTTACTAGATGGTTTAGGTAACGATGCTAATACTTGGAATTTAACAGCTCCATCGTATTCTATTAGTTATAAAAAACAAAATTAAATTATAATACATGGCTAAGACAACCAGAGAAGACTTTTTAAAAATTGAAGGTGTTCAGCAACGACTAGAACAAATAGCTGATACTAACGGTTTTAGCGTAGACGAGTTGTTGTCTGTAATAGAAAAAGAGTCTGCTTTTGATTCATCAAATGTTAACGACAGTTCTGGAGCTACTGGTTTAATACAGTTTATACCTAAAACTGCCGCAGACCTTGGTACTACAACTGCTGATTTAAAAGCTATGTCTGTTTTAGATCAGTTAGATTATGTAGATAAATACTTTCAAAAAAACCATAAAAAAGGTACACACCCTTATCAAACTGTAGCTTTACCTGTATCTGGTCTTTTTAAATATAACGAACCTATAACCGGTGATAGTCTTCACCAAAAACTTCCTGAAACATATAAAACAGTAGAAGAGGCTGACGCAGCTATTAACAAGTGGAAATCTGCTAATCCTGTTTGGGTTAATCAAAATACTAACGAGTTAACACCTGCATCAATAGTTGCTTATGGCGGTACTTCATTAAATAGAGATATTGTAATGGGTAAACAAAAGCAAATGGCTGACGCTGGTTTTGACATTGCTGTTGATGGTGTTTGGGGGCCAAAAAGTAGAGCCGCTTGGACACAGTTTAGTGATCCAAATTTTAAGAAAAAAGAACCAGTGGTTAGTCAGCAAGTTATAGATCCAAGCACAGGTGAAGTTATAGATCAAAGTGGAGCTGGTCCTACAGCTGGTCAAACTGGTAGAAGTAAAAAAGGAGATGTGCAAGTAGATGCTATTGAAAAGCTACCTGTTGAAAAAATGGAGGTAGAAGAAAGAGTGATGGAGCTTGAAAAAGCTACGCCGTATACTGAGGTTAATATAGATAGAAAAGAAAAAGAAAACGAAATAGTAGATCAAAAAGAGGAAGAATATACAACAAAACTTCCTACAGATGGTTTAAAAGAAGTAACTATAAAAGGAAGCTCTAACATATTTAATTACGAAGCTAAAGAAAAAGATGACTTTGACTTTGGTAATGAAGATGAAGACGACGACGAAAAAGAAGTTGAAGATAAAAAAGTTATTACTTTTCCACGTGAACTACCTAAAGAAATTACCGATGCTATTGGTACAGGTAAGCAAATTAAGCAAGAACCAATAACAGACCCGTTAAAAGACGGTAGCATAACAACCGTAGATCCAGATCAAAAAAGTAAAGAAATAAAAGAGCAGTTTAGCAAAAAAACTATTGACAGCCCTATGGGTGTAGACGTTGTTGAAATAAAAGAAAAAGAAAAAGAAGATAAAAAAGAAGTTGAGTATACTTACAATGGTGGTAACGCTTTTACAAACAAACAAAAGTTTAACAAAGAAAGATTAGAGTATTACACTAATAAAGTTTTAGAAAATATAAATGAAGAAGAAGGAACTAACTACACGAGTAAAGAAGATTATTTAAAAGATAATCCAAATAAATCTCTTTATTTTAACAACAAGGTAAATAAATTTACTGGTGAGTTTTTTGACGCAACTGGTGGTCCTGTAGATGCAAGAGGTCAAAAGTTTGACAAAGCTTATTTAGACAATATAAGATACATAAACACTGCTAACAAAGTTTTTAACGAAGTTATAACTTTAGAAAAAGGTGATATTGATGGTGATGTGATGAAAAAAGCATTTGCTGGTATACCTAACAGTGAAACATTAGATTTTGGTAAGTTTCAAAATCAAATGAAAATTGAAATATTAAACGCTGTTCCACGTGAGTTTTTTGGCCAAATAGCTAATGGCGTTCCTTTTAAACAACTTGGTTTAGACAGAGAAGAAAT